AGGATGTTCTTTTGTGGATCTAGGAGGAGTTGGTGGACAACAAAGGCTGAACAGATCCATGACTTACCGACACCTCGGAACCCTTGGATAACACCTCGTCGTGGACCGTTTTGCATCCACTCGGCTATCTCGTATTGGATAGGGGTGGGTGCGGGTAGCGTAAGGTGGTTCCATGTCATCCAAAGGAAGTTACGGAAGTCCTTAAGCTGTGGTGGGATGTCACTCATTCATTGACAACTTTATCAGTCGCATCTTCGAAGGGAAGCAAATTTACAAGTGCCTCCAAGGGTGAGTCCTTAGTGATGCTGGCTGTGATGTTATTGTCCTTAAGTAACTGACGTGCAGCGTTTAACAAGGCAGGAGCAGGTTCGCCATTCTTGATTTGATCGATGAATGTATCAATGAGAAGGTCTTGTAGACCCTCCATCTTGATGCTTCTTTTTTCGTCGCTCATTGTTTGTTTTTGTTATTCTTTAAGAGGTGTCGTATCTTTATTAACATATAGATCAACGTGGAGAGTCCTACCGCAATAGCCACAGTGGTGTTAACTTGTTCAAGTGTTATATTTGCAATCAATCCGGTGATACCTACTAAGGGTGTATTGACTGAGGAGTTCATCTTTATTATGCAAGTAGCGTGCTTCCGAAGACAACAAAATCAATGAACCGATCCGCGTCATGGGGTTCCCCTGTTTCAACAATAAAGTAACCGACATTCTTTTCTTTTACCGAGATAGCGCCGTTATCTCCCGCTCCTCCTCCAGTGTCTCCGACTGATCCTACGACCACGTAATTTGTGTTAGCCATGTTAGTTGCAAAGACGATTTTACGAGACCCACTTGCGGTAGGCTGTGAGGCAGTCGATGAGTTTACATTATAAGAACCAGGTGATACAGTTGCGCTTCCTGATACATAAGCCACTGACCCATAGCATCTTGGAGCGAACGGGCTATATTTAAGAACGTCAGGAGTAACAACACCATCGGTGCTGCTTTGTCCTTCCATGTTAACTTTGGAGGCTTTGGCTACCTTAGCTTGTGTTACGTTTGCATCTTTAATGTTATCTGTCTCAACAGCATCGGCTGCAAGTTTAGCGTGTGTTACGGCACCTAGAGCTAGGCTTGCGGTATTGATGGAGCTTGCTTGTAGGTTTAACTGGTTAACAGCTCCGGGCTGTAGCTTAGTGTTGTCTACGGATGCGTTAGCGAGCTGAAGCGTATTCACAGCACCTGCTGCTATCTTATCGCCAGTTACGGCCCCGGCTTCAATAGCACCTGTAGTTACCGTTTGGACTCCTGCGTTTGTGTCGGCTGCGTCCTCGGTCATCTCCTGTGCGGCAAACAGACCTTGCTTATAAGCGTTATCGAGATCGCTTTCACTTAACACAGCGCCTGACTTAAAGTCAATCACAGGAAGCACTGAGGTTGTCCGATAGATTCTTAGCTTTGAGGAAGAGTCAACAACCGCACTGACAGACGCTAAGGAAATCCACGTCGCAGCAGTGCAAGTGACTGTCTTTGTAAGAGCGTCTACGGTGTAATCAACATCCTTGGTAAGAACCACACGCACGTCACTACCGTTGATAAACACTACGGTTATGTCGTCATTGCTGAGGGCTTCAATACCATAGGTAATGCTCTGGGCTGTTGAGGGTGTTAAGAAGTCGGATAGATAGAATGATAGTCCACTTGTGGTAGGCATGGTGTTTTATAAGGTTGGGATAGGGTTGTTAAGTTCTTCAGAAACAGATTGTTGTAGCTGTCGTTGATTAGTGTTAATGTCTTTAACGCGTTGAATAAGCTCGGGAAACTCTGCGCTCATCTCACGTTTCGCCTTACGTCTGTAAGCCGCAAGAACTCTGTTAATTTCTTTAATACGAGGGTCTTTAGAAACCATTTCAGCTTGTCCTCCGGCTTCTTTGACCGTCTTGGTAACAGCTTTGAACTGCCTTGAATTTACTAAACCTTTTAGCGCGTCACGCAAAGTGCGTCCGTTTATAGTTGTTGTAGATGTTAATTCAAGAAACCTGTCGTAGGCTTGTCGTCCTTCAGCGTTATAGAAGGTTTGCATGTCCGTTTCTTTGTTTCCAATAAAGTTTGGCGAAGGCATATCAAACCCGTGAACTAGCTCTTGTAAGGTCTTATCTACGCTATCGTTCTTTTTACTTGATATGTAGATAGGGTTCATAACACCAAGAAGTCCTAGTGGGTTTTGCTTATAAATAGCCTCACCTAAGAATGTCCTTTTTGGTGGTATCTTTTCATCAGCAATGGGAAGTTTACGTAACACCGCATCTAATACACTGCGTGATTCACGAATCATTACTTCACTTTCACCCATGTCTTTAAATTGGTTAACTGACATAGGCACTGCCATGCCACTAACAATATCTCGACCGATCTTAGGACCGTAGATGTCAGGCTGTTGCACTGCATTCAAGACGTTGTTTAGACCGCGAAGGAAAGACTTATCTGTTATATTTTCAGCCATTCCAAAAGCGAGCGCCATAAACGACTCTTGGCTTCCTTGCTCTATCTTTGGGTTCATTGACATATGTTCAGCAAAGTCAGCCGCAATTCCAATCATCGTCGCAAATGGATCAAGCCTTTGATAACTTACATATGTTGGATTGTTTTCATCACCAATAACAAATGAGTTAGGCTGCCATCCCGTAGCTCTAAGTGCTTTTAATTCAGCAGGATTACGTGGTCCACTTCCGGTAATCTTATCTTTGTTTAAGTAAGCGTAATAAAGCAATGCGGCGCTTCCTGCTGTAGCGGTAGCCATGCGTCCACTGTATTCAGCTTTCTGCATTGGACTCATTGCTGCCATTTCAGCACGTCGCTGCGCTGCGCGTTTAGACATCATTGGTGCAATCTGTTCGTAAGCGGCACCAAACATTGTCCTCTTTAACCCAAATGAAAGGATCTGTGCGGGCGTATTAACAAACGGAAGGATTAGTGTTAATGGCGGAAATTTCTCCCTCGCTCTGTTCACAAGACTAACGAACTCCCCTTGATTAGGATCAGTAAAGGTTACTTCTCGTGTGTATTGTTTGGTCTCTTCCAGAAGCTTTAGTGCGTCTTGATCTCGCAAGAATTGATCTTTATTCTCTAATGTTAATCTCCGTAGTTCATTGGGTATCAACATCGGGTTGTCTATCGCTTCACCAGCGCGTTCTCCTTTAAGGACGTTTTCCCGTGCTTGTTTTGCGAGCTTAGACATTATTGCGCTTTCGCTATACATCGCTCCATCTTCCAAGAACGACTTTTCCATTGTCTGTTTAATCCAAGCTTCTTTGGCTTCAACTGGTTTGTTAATCCATTTTGGATCGGTGTAAACGTGGTTGGCCAGTCTTTCGCGTAGGTTAGATAAACCGGCTGCTGCTTTGTTCATGGAATCACCACCAGCGTTCAACGCAAAAGGAAGGTTAAACCAAGTGTTAACCCATCCCATCGCTTTACCTGAGGTGCTGTCCTTGTTCATTCCATAAAGCTCGGGGTCGAGCGCGTCAATGTTAGGTCTCCCATTTGCCTCGGTAAACGGCGAAGGACCACCTGTAACAACATCTGATTTTGTCCGTGTTGCTTTAGACCCTGCTTTAATAACCATGCGGAAGTCCTCGGCTTGTTGGTGAAACTTTAGTGCTTCTTTAAAGACTTGCATTTGAGCCTCGTCTCCTCTCAGTGCGCCAACCCCTGCCCCTACGATGCGTTCCATCTTGGTTAAGAATCTCACTGCCAATGGCATAGACACGTTCAGTGTAGTGGTGGCAGGTCCAGATAGAAGGTTACGTTGGAACAGTCTAATACCAAAATTCGTAAACTTATCAAACCGACTCATCTGCGACATTTCATTAATCTTAACAAACGCATCCAAAGGACTTTCTCCATCAGCCGCAAACATCATGCGTTTCATAAAGGTGTCGAATCCTTTCTCCATGTCACCAGGTCTGGATTTTAACCATGAGTTAACAGCTTTTTTAGTAGTAAACCCACGTCCCGTGCTGTTAATGGCTTCGGTTCTGCGCTTCACATACGCGCTTTTTTGTTTCCGAAGTTCTTGTAAACGTGTTTTAGCGGGAGACTTAAGAAGACGATTTCGGGCTTTTTGAGCATTACTGAGTTCCACAAACTGCTGGTCTGTTAACTTAGAAAGCGACTGCACCTCTTCAATGACTTGTTGGATGTCGTTCTCTTCGCGGATCATCCGTTTAGCCGAATCAATCCTAACAAGTATATCCTCCATTTCTGGATCAGCTTTGATTTCATCGGGAAGTGGTTTTCCTTTAGCTGGCTTATCTCCTTTCAATAGTTTGTTACGGAGTCCATCCAAGGTTTCCTGTGCGCTAGCAATCTTAACTTTCCGATCTGCTTTAGATTTAACAATCTTTCGAAGTTCAGCAACCGTAGTTGTTGTGGTTTTCTTTGCTTCAGATGCACGTTGTCTCTCAAGCTCTTTCGTTTTAACGCGAGCTTTATAATCTTTAGCGTCCATCGTATCAACGTAATACTCCTCTTCACGCAAGGTAATGATGTCTTGTTCGTCTTTAAAGGCTTGGTCGTGATACTTAATTTTCTCTTCTAACGAACGAACCTCCTTATCCAGCTTGTGTGTATCAGCATCATCATCTTTAGGTGCCTTTGCTTCTCCTTTTATTTCATCTGGATCTTTACCAGAAAGCTCTGCTGACTTTTTACGTTTAAGTTCTAGTTGCTTCTCTAGAGTAGC